GAAGCCTCCATAGAGCGCCATACGGCGATTCTTTCCTGACAGGCTATGAGGAGCCATCTGAGGCGTTCGCGCTCCTCTACGGCTTGTCTAAGGGCTTCTAGGTGCTCTCTGTAACGTGGGGAGGCGTAGGCTTCGCGCTCTTGCATGGCGGCGGTCTTGTACTCACCGTTGCCATAGATCTCGGCGTTCTTCATCTCTTCGGCTTTGATGGTCTTGCGTAGCTCCTCCATGTACACCTTTGTTGCCTCTGCCTCGGCGTACTTGGCTGAGTTGGTGATCATGAAGTCCACGGCTTCGTTTGGGTCAATAAGCTTGCTCATGTTTGTTCCTCGATTTCGATTAAGAGTTTCCCGGGTTTTGTTCCAAATTTTCTGTAAATCATGATGGGCTGAAACAGTTGGTCGTTCACCATCAATGCGTCGGCTAAGCCGTCCAGCGCTCCCTTTGCCGCGGCAAGGCAATTGTCCGCGTCGCGCTTTCGTTTATCAGGCATCTCAAACGTCAGCGTAAGCCTCAGTTCTCCACCTGCATGTTTCCAGCCCTTGATCTGGTGCTTAGCCAGCCAAGTACTGCTGTCACGGTAGTCAGACCGTAATTGGTAGAGCTTGCCCCAGTGCGTACCCTTGGCACGGTTTGGGAAGAGTTCCGCAGGCGGAAAGTCCAACTCAATCCGCACGGTGCATCCGCGTTCTGATTGCGTGTGCCAGCTCGTCAAAGCCTGCTTGTTGGGCAACCTGTGCGCAGGCTTCACGCTCGATGCCAATGGCTTGCTTCGTGGTCTGTATCGCTACAGCCATGATCTCAGCCTTAGCCTGCGCCAGCCCCTCTTCAAATTCTTTTGCTGTGAACAAGGTCTGTCCTGTGCCCTGAGCAAAGAACTTCTTTTGAAAGTCACTGAGTTCTACTTTTGCCATTTTCTCGCTCCTTTTTCATTCGGTTTACTAGGTCATTCATAGCATCGGTTCCACGACGCTTCTCGATGTCATTCTTTACTTTTTGCCACCATGATTGCGCGCTCCCTGAGCCTAGCTCGATAGCCTTCTTCTCGTACCGTTTCATCCACTCTCGCGCTTCGCATTGTTTCATGTGTTCCAAGGTCTCCTGTGAGATAGAGACATTCGATGGCGCAAGCCTCGGTGTAGGCATCACCAAACCCACTGCGGATTTCATCGAGGATTTTTTGGGCTTCATGCTTGGTCATCCTTGTCCTTTAAGTTCACGGTCAGCCACGTAGTCATGCACGATAAGTCCGTTCTCAATGCTACCTACCCACATCTCAGGTATCCATGTAAATCCACCTGCGCTTAAACGCCTCATGTGGGCGCGTCGCTTATGGCGAGCCGGGCTTGCGTGTGTGCCGCCCTTATGCGGTTGCTTAACCTGCGCGTCTGGCTTTAATTCAATTGTGTTCCACGAGTACACCAAAGGCTGGTGCTTTGCCCTGCGCTTGCGATTGATGAACTCCATACCTCTTGCCATGTGCGCGGTGACTACCTGCTCAGTGGTATGTGCTCTCAAGTTAATCAAACAGGCGTAGTTAACCGCGCTAATGCAAGCGTCCTCGTAAAGCTTCATGGCATCAGGTTCCGTCATGCCGTTGCGCTTAGATGCATCCATAAGTTTTTGATGGATCACGACATTTGTTCCGTCTCCCTCATCGCCAACAACATGAACCCGCTTCTCCGTAACTATTGCCAACGGAGACTCAAACCCGTCGTTTGTCCACAGCATGACAGCGGCTCCCTCGTATCCACCAAACTTGATGTATTTGTCGTAGGTAAACGCAATGTCAGGCCATGCTGGTTGTATGACCGCCATGTGATCAGATGGAGTTAAAAACTGGTCAAGATGCATCATCTGATTGTGCCAACCGTATTGGCGCCCAACGCTTTTTAACTCTTCGTCCGCGTGATCACCAAGTTCTGAAAAATCAAACCATGTGTAATCAGCGGCATCAAATCCAACCTTAGATGCCATGTCAGCTACTTTTGGGTTCATGATTTCCTCTTTGCCAATCCTGATCGGATAGCCAGCTCGTTGCGCAGGCGGTACTCGTACTTTGTTTTGCGGATCTTCTCGTGCTCGGTGGGTTGGAGCTCTGGCTCATTGTCAAACAGGGCGGCAAACTCTTGCCACTTTGGTGGGTAACCATTGACGCTGGCGCCCCACGAGATCATGTCGATCTTCATGACTTCGTTGATCGCAACACGGACGTTCTCGGCGTCACGCAGGGCTTCTGTCACGCGAGGCCACGTGTCCGAGGTAGCCTGATGGTGGTAGGCGCAGACCCAGTTGCCACCAGTAGAGATCCCACCAGCCATGGGGCAACCATTGGCGAAGCAGTTGTGACTGACTTCCTGATCTTCAGGGAATGTTGTTTTTTCAGCGTAGCGCTGTTTGGCTGATGCGTAACTCATTTTTGCTCCTTGTGGTATGTGCCTTCAATGACTCTGGGAAACTTGCTTGGGTTGAACAGGAAGTCCATGTCAGCCTTCCAGTCCTTTGATTTGCCTGTCAGGAACTTCGAGGTCTTGACCATCTCAAAGTACCAACGGAAAAAGTCCAACCCACCCTGCCTGTCAAGTTTGTCAGCAGTGACAACCTCACGCCATCTGGCGGCTATAGCCCTCTTGCGAGAATCGTTGACAACAACAGTCTGTGGCAGTTCAGGAAGGATGGTGTTGTACATCTCAACTATTTCCTGAATTGGTGCAGGTGGCACTGACTTCGGCTTGCCGAGGTCAGGAGTAGCGTTAGCTACTTTAGATTGGTTATTGGTTAATAGTTCTTGGTTATTAGTTGCCTTAGCGCTGGGTTCCGAGTCGGATCCCATTGGGTTACCCACTGGGTTCTTTCTACGACCACCCAATTTGCCATTAGCCCTGTTTTTCTCTGCCATGGCGTGATAGTGCTCAATAACTTCTTGGCAACGAGAATGAAACCATCCGTCATCATGTTTGACAAACATGTCAGACAGAACTGCGTTAACCGTCTTGGTATCGACTCGCAAACGTCTGGCAACCCACTGGGTATCCAATGGGATCTTCTGTTCGGTGTCGTAGTACATATCGAGAAGCCTGCGATAAGCAAGATCCTCGTCGTTTGAAAGATGAGCTGTGGCGGCTCTGTAGTCGCCGATGCTGAATTGATAGTAGTGCATACCGATCCCAATAACACATCCCAAAAAGAAACAGCGGCAGGCGGGGATGGAACGCTTTTCGGAACGGGTAATTAGTCCGTCCTAGCCGTGCTTCAAACTCTACACGAAAAACAGATCTGGACGCAAGTCTTTTCTTGTGACCAAACCTTGTGTTGCTTTTTCAATCTTAACCGCCAACGCGGCTGATGCAGTTCTACGCTCATGAATGAGCAGAGACATCCATGTCAGGCTGATGCCCAGATACTCTGCCATCTCACCTCTTGCGCCCAACGGCTCCGTCGAAAAGTACTCTTGCAATGTCATCATTGTTCTTCCTTGGCGGCAAGTATACATTAACTTTAAATTAAAGATACCCCTACGTTTCACTCGGGAATGTATTGTGTTGGTTTTTAATTCGGTGTTAAGATTCGTGTACGCCGATACGGCGGTTAAGGAGAATCAATTGGAAAAGCAACTTCCCTACACGACCAAGTCTGGTCTTCAAATTGGGTGCAACTACACCCCTCCCCAACGCAATTACATGAGTGCTGATGCAGAGCTTCTGCAAATGGCATTGCTTGGCATTGAGCCTGAGTTCTCTCAGCGCCGCATTGCTGGCTGGATTGCCTATGCCCTCTTCTTGATTGCGCTGTACGCAGTGCTGATCGTGTGGGAGGTTTGACATGAACCGCAATGAAATTTTAAAACTTGCTGAGAAGGCTGAGTTGATAAGCCTTGGCCCAACAAAAAACGTATGGCAAAAAAAAGTGGAAGAAGAGATTCAAGACCAATGCTTTCATTTTGCTGAGTTGTTGTTTGCTCATTGGGACAATGAAACTAAACCAGCAAAGGTTTCTCCGTTGGAGTTTGTGACCATCACAATGGAAAAAGAACATTTGATTGGTCGTCCAATTATTTGGGCTGAGTGGCCTAACAAGGAGCAAGCATGAGCGACGAAGAATTTAAGGCTATGCGCCTGAACGTGATCCTGTTCTTCATCGGGGCACTGATCCTTGCCCTTGACCTTTTTATTTGGAGACCCTAATGAATTTACAAGACGTAATCTGGCTTGACACCAGCAAAGGTCGCATCGGCATCCTGATGGTGCTTGATTGGCACACAGAACAGCTTCACTACTACCTAGGCGTTGCTGATGGTATGAACACCAACATTGACATCAACCACATCTACAACGGAGGCGTAAAGCTTCCTGACAACGTAGGCATGGCTTTTTTCTTTGGAGGCTCAGAGTGAGGATTACCATGGCAACAAATCAAGAATACGAACAATGGAAAAACGACCCTGTGTTACAGCAGGAATACACACAATATTTACTCGAGGAAGCACTCAAAACAGACCCAAAAGCAATTGAATTTATCAACCAATTTACTAGCAAATTTAACGAAATCTTTAAGGAAAAATCATGAGTTTTATCGTAGAAAACACAGCGCCGATTGGCGACTTCAAAGCAGTACCCGCAGGTCTTCACCTTGCTCGTTGCTATCGCATTATTGACTTGGGAACCCAGCGTTCTGAGTACGAGGGTCAAGAGAAGCACCAGCGCAAGATCATGCTCGGTTGGGAGCTCCATGGCAAAGATGACGAAGGCGAAGAGCTGGTCACAGAGCGTGGCGACCCCCTAGCGATCTTCAAGAACTACACGTTGAGTTGGTCAGAGAAGGCTAACCTTCGGATCGACCTACAGAACTGGCGTAACAAGCCCTTCACAGAGGCGGAGATGCGTCGGTTTGACATCTCTACGATCCTTGGTGCGTGGTGCATGTTGACGGTGATCCCGCGCCCCGGCAAAAACGGCAAGATGTACTCAAACGTCAAAGGCGTTGCCCCTGTTCCTTCGGTGATCAAGTCCGCTGGTCTACCCCCAGCCATCAACCCTAACCAAGTGTTCCGTTTGGCTGAGCCTGACTACGAGCTGTACGACACCTTTGGTAAAGGGCTCAAGGCGATGATTGAGGCTTCCCCTGAGTGGCAGGCTCTCCAAGGCAATAAAAGCGCTCAAAAGCCCGTTAAAGCCCCTTCTAGTGGCTTTGATGACATGGAAGACGACCTGCCCTTCTGATCATGAAGACATTTGAAGACACTCATACCCGCGACCTCTTCAGCGAACCACTTGCTAGGAGGACAGATCCAGTGACTTCACACGAAGCCGCTCATAGGGCGAGCTTCAGCGCTTCGGCGCACCGAGTCATGGCGATGGAGGCTCTGCTCAGGTACGGTGCAATGACCGACTTTGAGCTGGCTGACGTCACAGGACTACAGCAAAACAGCATTGGCAAGCGCAGGAAAGACTGCCAAGACGCTGGGTTTATTGAGCGGCTCAAGGACGAGGAAGGGCTTACCGTCAAACGTAAGACCCCCTCTGGTAGCAACGCAATTGTTTGGACATTAACAAAAGAGGGATTGGCATGGCTGAGATTACAGTAAGGGCGAGCGAGAGCTCACATTGGTACACCCGTGAAGGTGCGCCAAAGTACACCGTGGAAGCCAAGAACGGCAACCCACGCAACACAACACTAGCAGACGCACGTAAGCTGAACCTAGTACCGTCGGTCACGACGATCATTGGCTGTGCCGCGAAACCCGGTCTCGAGGCGTGGAAACTCAACCAAATGATGCTCGCGTCTATGACCCTGCCAAGGGCGCCAGACGAGGCAGAAGACCTGTACGTCCAACGAGTCATCAAAGACTCAAAGGAACACGCTCGTGCCGCCGCTCAGAGGGGTACAGAGGTACACACAGCGCTTGAGCAGTGGTACGAAGGCGTGATGGTTTCCCCAATGATCGAGTATCAAATGGGCGTGGGTGAAGAGGTCAAGAAGCTCTTTGGCGAGCCTACGTGGGTGTCTGAGAAGTCCTTCGCCTGCGAGCTAGGGTTTGGTGGAAAGCTAGACCTGTGCACGTTTGACGGGGATGGGGTTGTGATCGACTTCAAAACAAAGGAGTTCACAGACCCAGCCAAGGTCGATGCGTATGACGAGCACCTGATGCAATTAGCCGCCTACAGGCTTGGCTTAAACCTGCCGCAAGCGCGGTGTGCGAATGTGTTTGTCTCGGTCACGGAGCCGGGGCTCGTGGTCACCAAAGAATGGTCTGAAGAAGACCTTGAACGCGGCGAGGAGATGTTCTACCACCTCCTCAAGTACTGGCAAGCCAAAAACAAACACAAGTGAGGACAACATGGAACACATGCAGGAAGTAGCTTTTAAACGTGCAATCAATGCGCTCACAGCGCTCAAATGTCAGTTTGCCATCATCACCCCAGAGGGCGAGAAGTATGGTGAGCTGACTGTTGCAAAAGAAGTAGTGACCAGAAAACACAAACAAGGCGAGATGAAGTCTTACGTTGACCCCTACCTAAACTTGGTGCAGGTTGGCGACGGGTTTACCGTCCCCTGTGGTGAGTACGACATGCACACCACGGTGCGAAGCGTCAGCAACTGGTTCTACAAAAAATATGGTGCTGGTTCTTTCAACTACAAAAGCGACAAGTACACCAACTGTGTTCACGGAATTCGGATTAAATAAGGAAAAACATGGACGAACTACTACCCTTCATTCTGATCGCATGGGTGCTCGCATCTTGGATCACACACATTGTGGTCTGCCTTAAAACCGCTTCTTGGGGCTTCTTGATTGCTGGCGCGATCCTGTTCCCCATCGCTTGGATCCACGGAACCGCCATCTGGCTTGGAATTGTATGAACCCCTACCTTGACCCTAATCAAATCAAAGAAGCCTTCCGCAAGATCTACCTTGAGGAGACCTACAACTTCCTCGAGGAAGACCTTGAGAAGCTGGCTGACGGCTTCATCATGGCGGCTATGCCTGCTATCGTGAAGACCGAACGCGACATGTGCATCAAGTTCGTGAACTCGCTGAATACCAACGTAGCTCGTGCCCTTGGTGAGTACCGCGAGAACCTATGACGCCCAAGGACTTCGTCACCGAGCTCTTTGGTGAGGGGTGGAAGCCTTCCCAGCTCCCATCCTTCCTCGATGCCATCAAGGGTTGGTCTGAGGACTCCCAAAGGTACTATGCTGTACGAGACTTTGCTAAAAAGTTAGAATGGGACACCGACCCACGAGATCGCAGGGAATGCCACGAGTTTGACGACCTCGTGGACTCCAAGCGCTTTGAACATGATCTTGATGAAAATTGACGAAAAAGGCGAACTTCAAGCTGACTGGGAAGCCATAGAACGGTTCACCAAGTGCTTTGACAAGGGCTGTAAGTCTGAACAGGCTTACAAAGCCAAGCTGTTTTCGTTGGTTCTCGAGCATGGGTATGACGTTGCCATGGATGACGTAGAGCAGGATCGCAAGCAAGTCCTATTTATGCTCTGTACACCTGCTGGCAACGCATAAAAAAAGCCCCCGTATGAGGGGGGCTGAAACAAGTGGCAACTGCTTAAAAGACACTTGTGAGGAGAATTATGGCATGGGGTTGCCCATTGGGTCTGTGTCGGACAAAGACCTCATAATGGTGTCGCGATACTCAGCAGGATTGCGCTCAATGTCTTGCTTTCTACGTCGCAGGTCGCGGATCATTGGCGCCCCAATAGACAAAGGAATAGCCAACGGCGCTAAGGGCGGGATGAATGACCCAACTGTGCCTAATACGCCTGCACCAGTCAAACCAAGGTCGGTGTAATCAGGTTGAGAAACCCTCATGCCGTAGTCAAGCTCGGGAACTTCCATGCCGATTGACAAGCCAGCTAAAGGGCCGCTGATGTATGGCAGTTTGCCCAAGGTTCGGCTGGCGGTGTTTGCCATGCCCTTAAGTTCACCAAAGGTGGGGGCGGCGTTGCTGGCAGACTTCATCATGCTGACAAACAAGTCTTTTGTAGCGTCTAAGCCTGACATCTTTGGAACAACAGGGACTGGAGGCTTAGCACCACCAACTTCGCCTTGAGGGCCGCGGGGGCCGAGGTATCGAGGTAGGTCAGAGCGAGGAGCCAAAACGCCGCTGGGCGTGGAGGTCATCCCCGGTTGCTGTGCAAAGAACTGCGGCGCCTCTTGGGTAACTTGACCCGTCTGACGCAACAGTTGTGCAATTCTTTCAGCCTCAGCCTTAGCCGCCGCCTGCTGAGAAGTCTCAACGTTGTAGCCAGTCTGACGCGCACGACCCGTAGTCCCCAAGTCGCCAGTTGTACCCTGAAGGATACGTGTTGTCTGAGGATCCGCTCCAGAAGGCAATCCGCCTCTTTGTGGAGGGGTAGGTGCACCACCAACCGTTGGAGCGCCTGTAGGGGGCGTTTGAGGGGGTTGCTGACCTAATTGCTGAGCTATTTGACCAAGGCTTTGCGTAACACGACCAAGTCCTCGTCTAGCATCAATTGCATCTTTAGCCACAGCTCCGCCCAAACCAGCACTAGCACCTACCACAGCGCCAAAGGGTTTCTGTTCAGCCGCAGTCTCACGAGCCTCGATCATTTCTTGGTCAAGCTTCATCTGTGCAAGCTGTTCTGGCGTTGGCTCGTTAACTTGTACGGCAGGCTTTGGAGCGCCCTCAGAAGGAGCTTCAGCGGGAGCTTGGGTGTTAGGGTTAAACAACTCAAACGTACCAAAACTTTTTAAGTCTTGAACGTACTGTTTAGTTTTTGGCCCCATCGGCTTGTCGGCGGCAAGATCTGCTATAGCGTCAGGGCCGCTGTGGTAGTACACCGCCGCCAGTTTAGGGTTGTTGTTTGTGTACGCCAACGCTTCTTTGAGGTTTTTAAGACCAGCATCAAGGTTCTTCTCTGGGTCGCGCAAATCAGCTTCAGAGTAACCGTAAGCCTTACCAGTTGGAATTAAAACCTGCATCAAACCAATTGCGCCCTTTTCACTGTCGGGCGTGTTAGGGCGAAGTCTGCTTTCTTGGTAGGCGGTAGCAACAGCAAGGGCTGGATCGACGCCTATGGCGACGGCTCTTTTAGCAACCTTCTCGGCTTGATTAAGCTGTTCTTTGTCAAGCTTTTTTGGAAAATTGAGTTTGAGGTCAGCCATATTCAATCCGTTTGTTTGTCTACGTTTGCACCAGCCGCCTTAAGATCAGGCTTACCTTTTTGTTGTTTTGTAGATGTTATGCCAGCTATCTTACGCATGTCTTTGTCGTAAGTGTCATACAAAGACTTGTACTTAGGTGTGTCCATGTAGCTCAAGTAGGTGCTGTCAGGGTTCTTGACAATGAACTCGCGATAGGCGTTCAAGTCATCACGCTCAAAGGTTGCGCGCTTGCTAACAGCTTGAGCTCGGAGCTTAAGAACCTCTGGACTCATAGAGACATTACCAGCGCCAGCACGACGAACAATTGCTCGCTCGCCTTCGGTGATAGGGCCAGTCCCCTTCAGGAACATGTTTGCGTAGTTCAACTCAATGTTGGCCTGCTCAGCGGCACCTAAGCGAACAGCGTTGATGTCAGAGTCTTTGATCCTTGGGTTTGCGGCTCGGAAGGCATCCTCAAAGCCGCCCATGTCAACATTGACCCTGTTGGCGCGAATGCCATCACGCACCAATGTACCAATGGCTGGCAATACACCAGCTTTGTCAAACGTGCCAAAGCCTTTGGGGTTCTTGTCCACAATCTCGTACAAAGAATCAGCAGAACGCGCTAATGAGTCGTAGCGTTTGATGTCGTCAGGTAAAGTCTTGCGACGCTCAACTTCACTCTTAGCCTCGCCTGATGCCATTTCCTTTTTACGAGCGGCTTGGGCTTCTTCCTGTTCTTTGGTCAACATACCGCTTTGAACGGGGGCGTTAGCAGGAGCGGCTCCAGTAGGCGTAGCATTAGCAGGTGTTGGAGCGTTAGCGACAGGGGGACGTTTCATTCCCTGCGTAATCAGATCCGCAACTTTGTAATACTCTTCAGGATTGTTGTTTGCCTGTGCGTTGGCTAAACGAGAAGCCAATGTTTTAGTTGTGGTAAAGACGCCCTTGTCAGGAATCCTGACCTCAGTAGGCGTGGGATCAACGGGAGCAAACACTTGACCAGTCTTGATGTTGGTTGCGCCTCGCTCGTTGACAATGATGTTCTTGCGACGCATCTCGTCAATCTCTTTCATGATCTCACCCATAGGCTTACCAGCACGTCTCAGTCTGCTGGCTAACTCAGTCTCTTCAGCATCCCACGTAGTAGGTTGGGCAGGGAATAACTGCTGACCAGAGGGTTGTACGGCTGGCTGAGCCGCAGGCTGTGCGGCTTGAGCCAATGGGGCAGGCGTAGCAACAGCAGTTGTGGCAGGGGGCGGAACGGCTTGAGCCAAAGCGCCAGCAGGTGGCTGAGGCGCGGTAGCTGGAGCAGGAGCGGAAGCCGCAGGCAGTGCAACAGGTGGTGGCATACCAGCCGCAGGGGGCGCAGGCTGTGCTGTTGGGGCTTTGTAGGCTTTGGCATTAAACGCCGCTTGATCTTGCTCGGCGTTTTGGGCTTGAATGGTTGTTTGTAAACCTTGCTGAGCCAACTCCATGCGCATCTTAGCCATGTCCATGGTGCGCTTTTCTTCAGCGGCTTGGGCAGGGCCTAACGAGGCGGCTACGTTACCTAAAGATTCACCAAAAGCCCCAGTCTTTGTGGGCGCAAAGAAACCTTGTGCGGCGGCTAAAGCTACAGGATCAAGCAAGCGATTGTTTCGCTGTGCAAGGATGTCTCTAGCCTCTTTTTGGGCGGCTTCGTACTCAGTCCAAGAAGGAGTACCGTAACCTAGGGAAATTGGAGCTGATGCTTGTGCCATAATTTTTAACCTTTAATCAGGCAATAATCCACCAACATACTTAAACGCTTTGTCTAAAAGACCAGTTTGATCTTTGTTCGTTCCAGCCGCAACCAATGAACCCAAGCCACCAATCTGTGACAGGATGGAGGGGCCGTAGGAGGAGGCGGGGCCTTCCGTCTTCTCAGTCGTAACCGTTGGGTACGTATAACCACGTAGGATCTGCGCTACGTTACCAGCCATGGTGGTTGGTGCGTTGATTAAAGCTTGGTTCTGGGCTTGCTCAATAGCGCCGATGTCCGCCTGAGTCTTCAGACCAGTCGTAGCGGCTTGCTGTTCTTGAGCACCTAAAGTGCCCAAAGCTTGGGTGCTTTGTGTCTGACCACTCATCTCACGCAAGGCGGCGTCTAGGGCTGACTGATAACCAGCAGAGCGAGCTTTGTTTTGCTCTTGCAAAAGGGTGGTGTTCACATCACCCATGGTCTGACCCATGGCGTTGGCATAGCGTGAGCTACCCAAAGCGCCAGAACCTACAAAGCCAGCCTTTAACTGGGGCATAAGGTTACGTTGGACATTCGTCGCGCTTTGTGCCCCCATACCACCGACTACGGCGGCTTCGTAAGGGTTATAAAACTTAGAGATGTCAGTTGGGCTAACGCCCGTAGCTTCTTGACCCGTTGAGTACGCCAAATCCATTGGATCCTGATAGCGATAAAGGTCGGTAGGAGCGGCTGTAGCCGCGCCTGTCTGCAATGTACTTAACGGCGCAACGTAAGGCTCACCAGCCTTTTTCATTACGTCGTACGTAGGAGCCGTGTATGCGCCAGTTACTGGATCTTTTGTACCCAAAGCCTGCTGACCTTGCTGTGCAAGTTGCGTCAGGTAGTCCGTCAGGTACTGAGGAGCTACAGCCGCCGTTTCGCGGGTGGTTGTTACATTTGGTGGCGCTTCACCTTGGAATAAGCTTGCCATTTATTTGCTCCTTACCTGTTTCTTTAGGTAGTCAAGTGGTGATTTTAATGCTGGCGGTGGTAGGTCTTTTGGCTTCTTAGACCTAGCTCTGGCGCGTATAGAGTGCATCATTTCGTATAGTTTATCTGAACCAGCCTTGGTTGAGCCATTTCCTAGCGCAGAAACTACGTCCGCAGGGAACACAAACTCACCGTCAGCCAGCATGGCTTTGATGTCGTCAGACTGCCCATCGCCCTCGCCAGCCACATGGGCGCCGTGGCGGTAGTCTAAACGACCGTCTCCGCGAGGGAGAGCTCCCAAGGCGCCACCAGACTTAACCAGCAGGGGTAGGGGCATAGCGCCACCAGAAGCCATCTGAAGGGGGGCGACGTAGCCACCAGCCGCAAAGCCTAGGGATCCCTCTTCCTCTTCAGACTTTTCGCCAAACAACGTGTCTAAGTCGTCTGGGGCTGTGCCGTATTTCCAATTGCCTTGATCTGGCATATCTGGTTCCTGTGTATTAACTTGAGGTAATGCTGGCATTTTCTCAGTATTCATGCCTTCTTGCAAAGCCTGAAGCTTGGCAAGCGGATCCACGAACTTATCCTGAGTCATGTACGCCTTAAGCATCTGTGGGGGAAGGCGATCCATTTCACCAGCCATAACCGCTCCGCCTAGCAAACCAGCGCTTAAAACCGCCTTCTTCTTGGTGGACGTCTTGGGGGTTGTTGGTGTGACTGGTGTAGCTGTTGGTGTGCCAGAGATCAAGTCATTGATCGTGCTGATCAGGTCAGCTTTTTCTACGGCTGAAGTTGCTGTTTCAGTTGCAGACTTTTTAAGCTGATCAATGTTGATGTTGATGTTTGTGTTGATGTTCGTATTGACGTTGGCGTTTACTGCGGCGTTTACTGCGGCATTAATAGCAGTATTGGTGTCCACACCAGCATTCACAGCCGCGTTCACAGCCGCATTGACTGCGGCGTTGACGTTAGCATTTACGCTTGCATTTGTATTGGCATTTACGTTGGCGTTTACAGCCGCGTTGATTGCCGCAGTTACAGATGTTTCAATCGCTGTGGCGGCATTAACATTACTGCTCAGCGCGGTTGTTACAGCAGAATCTACGGTAGTTGTTATTGCTGTGTTGGCATTTACGCCAGCACTTGTAGCCGCCGTAATTGAGCTGGATACAGTCTTTGATACATCCGCACCGCTTGTAATTGCTGAGCTGACAGTCGAATTGATCGCTGTGGTTGTGTTAGCACCAGCGGTAATGGCTGAGTCAATAGACGCCGTGACTGTCTGATTTACATCAGCACCGCTTTCAACGGCAGAAGATACGGCGGCTGTGATAGACGTGCCTGTATCAGCACCGTTGGTAATGGCTGAGTTAACGGTAGCACCAACAGCAATCTCAACGCTTGAGCCACCAGACAGTGAAGTCTGAACAGAGTTTGTAATCGCTGTGTTTACGCTTGCCGCATTACCAGAAGTAACGGCGGCTGTAATGTTGTTGTTGATTGTTGTGGTTGTGGCAATGTCACTAGGTGAAGTTGCAACAGCAGTACCCTTACCAACAGCTCCACCGAGCACGGTTTGTGTTAGCGCTTTGTTTACATCTGCTTCTTGTCCAAGAGCTAAATTGACAGCAAGGGATGACCCGCCCTCTTGACCACCTTCAACTACTGTCTCACCGACAATCTTAGATCCAGCTTTAGCGCCAATATTTCCAATTTTGCCAACAACAACGTCAGCAACCTTGCCTAGTGTTAACTGAACAGCGGCTTCCGCCATACCAGCGGCGGCGCCAGCTTTTCGGGCGTCTGACAAGGCGTCTGCATGGGTTTTACCAGCCTTGATAGATTCGTCATAAGTTTCTAGGGCGGCGTTACCAGTGGTCTCACCAACGTCCATAGCGCCCGTGGCAACCAAGATGCCTTTGACGCTACCCCCGCCGAGGAAGAGACCGGGCAACTCTTGCCTCAGCTCCACCTCAACCTGACGACCCAAGCCACTGTTGCCGTCCATGATGCGACCAGCCAAGATGCCTATCTTTTCCCAGCCTTTTGCGTTCTGAATCAGCGATGTTGTTTCATTCCAATTTTTGGTATCCACCACACCATTGCCAATGCTTTGACCAACTTTAGTCAAATCATTGCCACTCTTTACAAAAGCGTCTGCGAGGGGCTTGTTGTTTGTCAACAAAGCTATGCCACCTGCAACATTCTTTTCTAAGTTGCCAGCGGCTTCGTATGCCGTGCTCACACTGTTTGTGATGGGGCTGTTTGGGTTGTTCTTCAAGTAGTCGTTAGCCGCGGCACTGCTCAACTTCATTTGATTTTGAACGGCATTAACCATAGTGTCAAAAACACCCGTCTTTTCCATAGACGCTATTGCGGTTTTTTGAGCGGCTTGTTGCTTGGCAAGTTCTTCTGCGGCAGTAGCTCGTGCGGCTGTATCGCTTTGAGCGGCGACAGTCTTAGATGCATCCGTTACTGTTGCCAAATTTGCTTTGTTCAACTGATCGATGGTGGGGCCAGCCAAGTCTGGGCGTTCAGCGGCTGTAGCAGTTGAGTACTCCTTACCCTGCCATGTAAAGGTTTGTCCAGCACCCAAGCCAGCTCTTGCCGTAGCAAAAGCTTCGTTAAATGTCTTGGCGTTTTTGATGTCGTCTAAGACTGCGGTTTTTTGGGTTTCATTGAGCGCCTGAGTTACAGCCGTATTTGACGCACCCAATGTGTATGTCTTGCCATCAAATGTAAAGGTTGTACCTGTTGGGTTGCGCTGTTTAGCTAGATAAGCCGCCTCTTCAATATTGTCTGCTTCTGCGTTGCCAATAACTGTGTTGTTCCTTGCGGTGTTTGCCGCTACTGCCGCATCTACACCCTCAAACTCACCACCCTTTAAATTGGCGGCGGTGTTTGCTGTAAGTGCGTCAGACTCTAGCTGGGCAATCGTGTTGGCGGCATTGTTGTTGTCAAGCGTGTAGGTCTTGCCGTCAAACGTGAACTTGTTGTAACCGCTGTCCTCCGCAAATTTAGCGGCGGCATTAAGATCCATAGCGCCAGAGGCGTCAATGGTTAGTTGATTATTAAGCTCAGCAGTTACAGCGTCATTTACGGTTTTGTCGGCTTGAATTGCATCGGCAATAGTGCCTGTTTTGGCGGCTTTTGTAGCGGCGGTTCCAGCAGTCAAAGCGGCATCAACCAAATCTGTTAGAGATAGATCTCCACCGTTTTTAATGGTGGTTGAAATAACACTTCTTGTAAAATCTTGTTCGCCTTTTGTTAGATTGCTAAAGCCTTCGATGTTGTCAGTGATTTGTCCTATACCAACATCAATTGCGCCGCCAGCCAATGATGTAAGAATGTCAGCTTTGCCCTCGCTAGATACAAATTTTCCTACGCTTCTACCAATGACATTTGCGGCTTCAGTGCCGACAGTGTTAATTAGTTCTGTAGACCCAGAGACATTTCCAGCAATCTCTCCGCCAACGTATGCAAGCAATGTACTTTTAGCAATGTCCTCAACACTCTTGCCCATAGCGGCTTGAAGCATGGCTACGCCAGCGGGGCCTCCAAATTGAAAAGCGGCGTAATTAGCGACTGCGCCGAGAATAGGATTATCTGCAACCAGATTAACCAAATCGTTAGATGAGCCGCCATATTTGGAATAAAAAACAGGTTTACCAGAAGCGTCAAACTTAACGCCATACGCAGTAGAACCCTCCCCAGCAAAAGTACCGCCCCAAATATCGGGGCCGTTCTGGGAAGCTTTGTCGTAATATGAATTTATTGTTTCACCAGTTTTTACGTTACCAAAAGTTTCGCCAGCCGCAACAACTGCCTTTCCATCTTTGATGGTTACTTTTGATGGGTCAACTGGAGTAACAGTATCGTAGCCGTCATATTGCCCATAAACAGACCCAAGCTTTGCATCAGGAGGAACAAAAACAGTTTTGAGTACAGGTCTATTTTCTCCAGTTTCATAGTCGTACTGATATTCTCCTGTTGGTTGGCGAACATAGTTAACAGTTTTACCTTCTTCATCAGTTTGGGTAATAACTTGTTGCCCGTTGTAAGTTTTATAAAGTTCTTGTACAGGCTCGTACTTTGTAACTTTACCAAGATCATTGATGTCAGTAAAACCTTGCCCCGCCAACAGCACCGCCATGTCATAAGCATTTTTTTCAGCAGAACCGTAACCTTCACCGCCCCAATATTGCGTTTTTCCTTGAGCAAGGATCTGATTAGCTAGTTTATTTACTAAACCTGCTGTGGGCATGGTAGTAACAGCTTCATTCCGCGCCGCGCCAAGAAAAGTATCGAGTTCTCGTGCATCAATAGTTTTACCAAAATTCCAACTATCAATTTCAGCTTGAGATGGTGTTCTACCTAATGTATCTTGATACAGTTTAACTAGAGGATTTGCTGTGTCTGTGGTTGTGTCTGTTGCAACGCTTTTTGCATTATTAGTCGTTAAATTAGTGTTAGCTTGAGTAAGGGCGCCAGTTGCGCCTGATTGATTACCCAAATAGTTTTTAACGTAATTGGTGTACTGATCGGCGGGGTTCTGCGCCATGTAGTCAGTAACAGCGGTACTAAAACGAGTGTTAAGGTCTGCGGGGTTGAGTTCACCCCTTACTAAAGCGCCAACCCATGCGTCACGACCTTCTATATCAATTTGATTTGCACCTGTACCAACACCCGTGCGCCCAATTGTGGCGTATCGAGCATCGACCAATGCTCGTGCGGCATCGGGAGACATGGCGCTTGTATTATTAGTAGTAGCTTGCGCTAGTGCGCCAGTATCTGCACCTGTATTTGCAGGAGCGGCTACGGTTGGAAGTGCACTGGGAGCGTTAACAACAGGTGGCGCGACGTTTGCATAAATTGGACTGCCCTGCTCATCTGTGTTTGTATAGGTAGGGGCAAGTGCTGTTTGATACCTTTGTGCGACGTCGCCATAATTCAAGCCAGTGGCTTGAGCCATTTGCTCTGGTGTTACACCAGCTTCGCGCATGGTGGTAGCGATTAAGGTGTCATCCGCACCGGGGTTTTCATTTAACCAACCAAGAATGTCTGCATTTGATACTGGCATGTCAATTCACCGCTGGGTTAACAGAGTTGACAAGAGCTTCAGCCCATTCTTGCCAGTCGTCGTAGATGGAGGGGCCGGGGATGCCCTCATTCGTAAACACATCGATAGCTTTAAGACCAGCCGCCCACTCTTTCCAATCCGTGTTCGCATCTGGAATAGCCAACTGCTGTGCGGCGTACTGTTCGCACATGAGCGAAGCCCACGACTCAAAGGTGTGATACCTTGGATCGTAGACTGGATTGGTGTTGAGTATGGTTGCCATCAGTAAGGTCTCACATCACCGAAGTCAGCGTCTAGGATGATCTTACCAACTTGGTAATTCCCACCAGTCACGTTAGACACAAACTTCAACCTCAACTCACGACGCTGTTCACGCATGTCAACCTTGCCTGTCGTGGGCGTAAACGTGTACGCAGAAGATGTTACGTCTTGAGACTGAGCAAATGGTCGTCCAGTCACGTACAGCTCCATGTCACCACTTTGAATAAAGTCAGGCTCAACACGCTCCAATCGTAACCACTTGTTCTCGCCGACAGGGGAAGGTTGAGAAGGGCCTCCAGAGACCAACCCCAAGTCATTGGTTTCAAAATAGGACTCAATCGCAACCGATAGAGCACCACTGACCTTGTCTGTACCAATCTCGTTTTGGTACAAAGACACAAAGTTCATCAATGTGCTGACAGTCAGAACAAACCCAGCACCACCTGCAATTGATGCTGACAGGGTATTACCGACTGCGTAATTGACCCCATGACCATTGATCACCACGGCAGTCACAACATTACCTGCAACGGTAATATTGGCTGTAGCGCCCGTTCCTGAACCACCAGTTAGAGGGGTGTTGTTATAAGTTCCGTTGGTGTAGGCGGATCCAGCGTTTGTGATTGTCGCGGTCAAAATACCGCCTGAAGCGTTGATATTCCAGTCAGCGGAAATTGGAAATGGGAAGACCTGAGAGAAGTAACCAGCAGAACGCTGAGCACCCAAGGCTTGACCTGCGTCGTACCAAGTATTCTCACGCACGTTGTAGACAATTGCGTCTGTGCACTCTGTAGCTGTACCACGAGGATAGAACCACCAGATCTCACCAAAACGAGGAACCTTTGAGACCCAAACCTTCTCGCGCTGGGCGTAGTTCAGGTTGTCAAAGAAGTAGTTTTGGTTCATGGCGTTAGGGATCTCTTTTACAACACCGTTGTAGAGCAAGAACCTGTCAACACCACACCAATAATAGATACCGTCGTACTCAATCACTGACTGACTAGACAGAATAGAAGACTGAGAAGAGATCAAGTCATAACGCCAGTACTGAGGGGGCGTACCAGCACCACCGATGTATGACACGCGGATAAGGCTATCAAGGCTCCAAAACAGCCCAGAAGGCGCGTTTGAACCGCCCCTGACGGGTAGCCCTTGGACGATCTTTCCAGTCGCTACAGAGACCTCATTTGCGTCCGCTGAGACCCAATCTTGTACGTTACCTGCCCCAGAGTTCCTGATCAACCCATCATTACCGTAAACGAACACGTAGGGGTGAAGGGTAACCACGCCACCAGAGACTGATACGTTGTTGTCAAAAGTAATGGTAGAAGCACCAGAGGTTGTCGCGGCGTTGGAGATCACCACGTCTTGAATCTGACCCATTGTGAAGACCAAACCAGTCGTTGATCCAGCAGTCGTTGTGATTGCCGCACCACCAGAAGACGCAGACAACGTGAAGGTCGTCGCATAGTTGGTAGCGATGATGAAGTACGTCACGCCAGAAGTGATACCTGTAGCGGTGCCAGTGTTAGTGCCAGACACGGCTACTGTCTGACCAATGTACAGACCAGTTGTAGAGGTGCAAGAACACTGACCAGCAATACCTGTAACAGCTACCGCATTCAACACTGGAACTCGTAGGTTGGCAGAGACAACAGTTGTGCTAGAAGGAATACCAGTTCCCGTGATTGTTTGACCAGCGCCAATCAAAAGGCTCTGTGTCGACAGGTACATGGTTGTGGTGGCGTTTAAGAACACGGAGCTTGTGAACACGCCAAGAGCCGCCATCGAGGTGCCAGTGATGTCGCCACCCAAAACAGGAGTGTTGATGTTGTTGTCGATGAGGGTCAAGTTCTGACCGGGGTGCGCAAGCAACAAATTATTCCCAGACCCACTCACGTCATAGAACGTGTCAAACTGCCACAAGTTGTCTGCGTTTGCTGTGAAGTTTGACAGCGTCATGTCCGTGATACCAGAACCCGTTCCAGTACTGCTGATTGGAAGCAACTGTAAGCCACCAGAGTATCCACTAAACACGTTGTTAAAGTTCTGCTGTGGGTTGAGGTACATCCCGCGAGAGGGGCCTGCCAGATCGTTCACAATCTCACGATACCCACCCATCTTACGTGGACGACCACGCTGAAAGCGAACCCAACGACCGTCGTTGTAGAACTCTTTGTCAAAGACGGTTCCGTCGCGCTGGATCCCCGGCTTCGTATCAAGGGCAAACACCTTTTTGGTCATGTAAACGTGCCCCCAGCAATGCCAGTGGTGAACGTGCCAGAACCAGTTACCGAGACCCCAGTCGCTGTTACACCCACACGCTTAGTACCGAGTACAGAGATGCCTAATTCACCAGCCGCAGGGCGATACAAACCAGTGTTTGTTTCAGCGGAAAAGTTAAGAGCAGGGGTTCCAACAGTACCATCCACCAAGCTGACGGTAGTTGCACCAGCTTGTGTGGTGTTGGCGTTAAGGAAGTTGGTTCCGTCGCAGATAAGGGTGGCTTGTTGCCCCGGTGGTATGGTCGCCGTAAACCCCAACCCTGTTGTCACTGTGAAGGTAAAACCGTTGTCAGTCACCTGATTAGAGATCACGTACAAGTTAACAACAGGCGGGAATGTCACCACCACGTTGCTTGTCAGGTTACCCACGTACTCTTGAATGTTGTTTGCCGCCTCGTTATTTGTCAGCAAAACAGATCCGCCAGTCACGTTCTTTGTAAGTGCAGTAAACGTAAACTGGCTACTGACACCATAACCAACGGTCACATAAGCCGTACCTGTACATACAATAAATGCTGACTCTGTTGGGTTGAACGTCTTGGAAGAGTTACCGTCAATCAGCTCAGCACCAGTACAAGAGATCGTAAAAGACCCTGTACCGTTGTTCTTAAACAGCGTGAACCAGTTGTTCCCAAGCGTAGCCGCGGCTGGGAGGGTGGCTGTACCTGAACCACTAGACCACACACGGGTCTGAGCTCGATCAGTGGCGGCAAAGGTTGTACCGCTTGTAATAGCGGCGCTAGGGTGGCTCTGGTTGAGCGTAGCACCACTGGCGACCAATCCGTAGCCTGCAAGGGTAGCGGCATCAGCAGAAGATGTCCCAGTGCCAAAAGCAATAACACCCCAAGTACCTTGAGAAGTTGAATTGGTGGTGATGTAGATGTACTTGGACTCGCCAGCGGCTACAGACACAATGGTATTTGTGCCAGCGTAGTCTTTAACCGTAAACGTGTTCGCGCCAATGTTGCGGATCAGCGCGTCGTTACCAACCGAAGTTTGGTCAGCAGGTGGCATGTACAGGTTTAAGCTACCCGCAGTAGCAGTCACCTGCATGATGCGAGAGGCGTAATCAGTGCTGGTCGTGCTGTTGGAGGGCCAGTTTAACTGCGTGTTAGCAGACAACGTAATCGCACGGAAACTGACGTCCGTTGGCTGTATTACGTCACCAGTGAAGGGGCTTACGTAACTCATGAGTCATTCGCAATCGCTTGGCGATCAGCAAGACGCAACTTATCCTCAGCCATAAGCGTGTCCATGATCAGTTTGTATTGACCCTGCCACATAGGAATGCGCTCGTCATTCTTGAGGAACGGCATAGCCTGAAGCAAGGAACCGTAAAGCAACGCCTGTGGGGCGTAGATGGTGAACCAATTTGTTTGGTTAGAGCTGTCCAAAGGCTGAACACGCTCGTAGTACAAGACCTCAAAGGCATAGGCTACGTCAGGCGTAGGAGCTATGAGCCAATTGGAATAGTCGTAGTCAGCGTAGTAGACAGGGGTGCCTGTCGCCGTAGGAGAAGGCCAGTACTCTCGCAGATATTCATACCGACGATTCAAGACTGGCTGGCGCGATCCACCAACTGTAATGTTCATCGACACTGTTTTGTGCCAACGAGCTGGTTTAGCAATCGTAGAAGTCCCAATCACCATGTTGCTGGTGTTAACCGTCAAGTTACCCAAGAACTTGATCTGAGAGGCAATAACCTGCTCAGCAAGCATGATAAACAGGGGGATCTTGTCCAGCGTAGCGGTGTCAGTACGCTCCAGATAAGACTGGATGTTTTCGACCAAGCTGTCATAGGTCATAACACTTGCAGTCGCCATGCGTTCACCTCGTAGATTCGTTGAGACATTTTAGTATGCCTTTTAACTTGTGACAAGGTTACTTGCTTGCCACACCCTTAGTCTTCTCAAAAGAACGCATACCAGCGATTCCCAAGATTCCTGACAGGATGACCCAAAGCTGGTCAGCTTCGAGCACTGGGGGAGGATCCATGCCCACTGGAACCCAACCCATAGCTTGCAAGTACTTCCACATCCATTGAAACAGCGGATATAGCAGGAACTGGTAACCCATAGCCGCAACGCCGATCCAGCCAATAGCAGGTCTCCAGCCGCTGACAAACACGCTAGAGGACGCCGCTTCGATCTTGTTGACGTCAATCTGAGCCAGATCTGTAGCTTGATCGATGCGCTTCTCTTCAAGATCGAGCTTTCGTTGCTCAATCTCCATCTCCATCTTTTCTTTGTCAGTGGTGATCAGGTCGCCTGCAACCTTACCCACGGCTTCAATGATTGATCCAACGGCAAGCAAGCTCATGCTAAACCTTTCAATGTGCGGTTAATCCAGCCCTTGAGGAATTTGACCTGCACAGGGTTTTTGTTGCAAATTTCAACGTAACGGGCAATTTTAGCCAAGGCATAAGACTCCTTGAACCGCTGTCCATCCGTGACTTGGTTGAGCTTTTCGATGGTTTTGGCGCCTATTCCACCGTCAGGCGTAGCCCCAACGACCAATTGGGCAAGCTTTACAGCCATACCCATGCCAGCATTTACCCCAAAGTTAAAGATAGAGTTGGCGACCTCTTGGTTTGAGATCTCGTTGCCACGCATCTTGTCCCAGAACTCCACACGATAGAACTCTCGCACCATAGGCGTCAAAGACCCACCAAACTCCTTCTTGTCCACAAGCGCCCAACCGTTCCACTGTGGGTTCTTGTTACGAGCGATGCCAGCGTAGGTCATACCGCCTGTGTCGCCAGCGACTTCATGGAGGACGTAGCCACCCTCGTCTCTAATCATTTGCTCAAAAGCTGGTTCAAACTGAGCCATTACTGTTTACTCCTTGAAAGCATATTGCTTGCAATCTGCAACATACTGATTGCTTTGGTTAAGTCTTTGGGTTCTTTGTCCCAACCAACGGTGATCTGTCCAACAAACCTGCCCTGCTCTGGTGGGACACTGACACGGCACCCAAAGGTCACGCCCTTTTCGATGTACCAAAGCCCGATCTCGCTCTGAGCTATAGCGTATTCGCTACAAGGTATCTCGTTTGCCATCAGAGCAATCACATCACGGTTATTGCCAGAACTCTGCGTGAATAGACCTACATCCAACCCATCATGCGTTTTGTCTCGACCTTCTCGGGTGTAGGCGCGGAACAAAACCCTTGTCCCAAACAGTGGGTTGACTTTGAAGATAGCGATCACGGTTGCATCAGTGTTCTTAAACAAGTGAGCCACCACGTCCTCAGCCCTATCCTCTGCGATCATTGGAAGCTTCTTGTTCTCTTTGTACGCTTCAAACAAGAACGATTGGTTCTGCCAGACAAAGTACCCAGAGAACGCAAACACAGCCATCAGCAACAGCGCAAACAGCTTGAATGGGCTATCCACATAGGACAGAACTTTACTTAATACATCTGCTGGCTTTTCGTCACTCATAGTCCAAACATCCCTAGTAATTTTTTGGCAACATTGTCTGGCAGGAAGCGGAGCAGTCCAAGCACCCACCACGCCACACACAGACGCACGAACACCTTGAAGAAGAGGTCAGCTTGTTTTTGATACTCATTCACCGACCACACCTTGATCTAGCGCACAGCTCAGATATTTCAGCAATACCCCAACCAACTGCACCCAAAAGCATAACAATCACCACAATACCAATCGCCCACGCTAACTGCTCTTCTTCAGCTTCCTTGCGCTTCTTCTCATCAGCTTTGGCTTGACGAGCTAGGTGAGCATCCTCAATGTCCATCTGTTGCTGGCGCTCTTTGATCTTCTGCCACACGTCTATACGGCCCGTCTGCATGAAAAGCATCTGTAATTCGGCTTCAAAGCGTTTAGCCTCATCAAGAGCAACCTCGATTTGAAGAGCCGCACCAAGGTTTGATTTGTTGCCAGAACGCTTGGCTTCAACCATCGCCCTAGTAGCAACGCTCTTCGCATCGAAGAACTTGGAAACCATGGGGGCTAAGCCTGCTAAATCGTTTGCGACCTTACTAGCCTTCTTAACGAGCCCTATGGCGGCTTGTAGCCCTTCAAGAGCTGTGATCGGATCAATCATTTCCGTTCAACCTTTTGCCACTCAAGGCATACTACTTTGCGGTTGTAGACATCTCCTGTCCAAGCCCACCTCACACAACGATATTCATCTTTCTTTTTTTGACTGGAGGATTCTGGCATTAGCATAAAGATTACCAACAACCATTTCATCCCCAAATCCAAATGAGGGTGAACGTACCCCAGACAATAAAAATAACCAAAAAGGCCGCAACGATAAACGCTTCGACCAAATCCCTCATGGCTACAGACCTAAGATCTTTTTGACGAGTTCGCCTGCAACGCCCGGCCCAAACAACACGCACACGATCACCCCATACAAGAGGTACTCGATCTTTGTCATGCGCTTGTCCCCATCACGCAAAGAGCGATCTATGCTGTTGTAGCG